TAGATATGAAAGACGAAATAGGGATTATCATTGTAATTTATACGAACACGATAATATAGAAAAGTTATACATGGAAAGATTATGTTGATATTTTGCTAGGTAGGTACTAAATGATTGTCGCTGATTCTTAGCGAGTTACAGGATTGGGTGAAAGTTTTTTCTACTTTATAGCGTATAATTAAAAAAGGTCTGTATATTTGCTGAGTGTTAACAATGTAGTTGACACACCAAAACACACACAGATGGAAAATACAGTAGCAAATATGAAACCAACAAAAGAACTTTTAGAATTAGCAAGAGAAAAAGCTAAAATGTTGAAACCACATCAAACGATTAGACTTTGTGGTGCTGAATACGATAATAGTTTTTATTTATTCAACTTCTTAGGAGCTACTTACATTGGTCACTACATGAACGAACCACTAGGTAAATTTTTTAAAAGTAGACCAGTTTATAATTTAACTGATAACAATACTGGCAAAGTTACTGCAAGAATGCAAAGGCTGGCTAGAGCATAATATATCTGTGTACCTTAGCCCTTCGGGGCGGGTTACACAATTTAATTAACAAATAGATATGAAAGACGAAATAGAAAGTATTAACGACAAAATAATCAAAGCACAAGACGAACAGATCAAAATAATGCATGAGATTATAAGAGTGTTAAAATTGAAACTAAGTGAATAACGATTGTAGACCTTTTACAACTTGCTGGTGTGAAAAGAACCCTACACATAGCAAATGTATAGACGTTCCAATAAATAACGGTTTAATATTTCTAGTTGTATTAGGTTTAATTTTAATAATAAATAGGTATTAAATTGTAGTATGTATTAATTAGGGGTATCTTAATAATAAAGCGTTATAAAAAATAATTTATTACTTTTGATTAACCAACAATAAATCGAGATGGGAGAAAAAGCGAAAGTAATAAAAAAACAACATGGAGGTGTACGACCTAATTCAGGTAGACCATCAGTCGCTAAAGAAGAGAAAGGTAGGGAGATAATGAAAGAGGCTCTAAGGCAATTGTATCACAAAGATACAGATGAAGAATCATTGGTTTTGTTTTTGGTGGACTTCGCTCAAACTCCAAGAGGGCAACAATTTATAGCTGAACATCTATTTGGTAAAGCGCCACAAGTAATAGAAAACCCTGAAGGAACAATTGTATCAGTTCCTACAATAATATTTAAGTAATGGGAAGAAATAAAGAAAGCGATAATGTAATAAGAATACATAAAGCAAAACTAAACGAGAGTTATCAGTTAAATTCAAAGAATAAAATATTCACTAATGAGTATATTATAATAGGCGTATTTTATGATAGAATAGAAATAACAGTGCCAACAATTGATTATAATGGTAAGATGTTTAAGACTTCACATAATAATAAAGGTATTAATGATTGGATGATAACGACAATTCTAAATGATAAAATTAATGCTGGAAAGTTTCTAATCGATGAAGATGAAAGCAATGAAGATATAGTAGTAATGTATTTTGAAGATCAATTAGATTGAATATAGGAATTAGTCAAAAATATAAACCACTATTTACAAGGCCCAAAGGAGTAGATACATTCATTTTAACTGGTGGCCGTTTTTCTTCAAAGTCTTATACTGCTGCAATCGCTTCGGTTAATTGGGCTGCTAAATTAGAACATCGTATTCTTTATGGTCGATATACTAGTGTTAGTGGTAAAGATTCTACATTCCCTGAAGTAGAAGAAAAGATAAAATTGTTAGGTTTTGATGATTACTTTGATGTAACTCAAAATAGAATAGATAGCACAATAAATAAATCGAAAATAGTATTCAAAGGTTTTAAAACTGGATCAAATGTTCAAACGGCATCATTAAAATCATTAAAAGATTTTTCAGTTCTTTTAGTTGAAGAAGCTGAAGAAATACCAGATTATGATACTTATGAAAAAGTAAGTTTATCAATTAGGGGTAATAATGATTTTGACGAAGAACCAAACATAAAAGTATTAATACTTAATCCAACAACTAAAGAGCATTGGATTTATAAAGAGTTCTTTGAATCTAAAGGTGTTGATGCTGGATTTAATGGTGTTAAAGATAATGTATGTTATATTCATACTTCTTACTTAGATTGTCTAGAATTTGTTCCTAAGGATATTATAAGGAGCTTTGAGGATATGAAAATAAACAAACCAACAAGATATAAGCATATTGTAATGGGTGGTTGGTTAGATAGAATGGAGGGTTGTGTTATTGAAGATTGGAGGATTGGGCAAATGGACGAATCACAACCTTTTGTTTATGGTATGGATTTTGGATATGTTAATGATCCAACAACATTAGTAAAAGTATCACAAGATGAAAAAAACATTTATACTGATTTGAAACTTCATAGGGTTGCAATGTCAACAAATGATATAATTAAATTCTTAGAGCAAACAGTTGATAAAAGTGATTTAATATTAGCTGATTGTGCTGAACCAAGATTAATAGAAGAACTCCAGGTAGAAGGATTTAATATAATAGGATGTAGAAAGGGTAAAGATTCAGTAAAAAATGGATTAGCTAGATTGAATGAGAAAACAATCGTATCAGAAGAAAAAGATACTGATTTTCATAGGGAATTAAACAATTATGTTTGGAGTGATAAGAAGTCTAATACACCTGTGGATAAATATAATCACGTTATTGATGCGGTTCGTTATGCATATGATGAACTGAGTTCAGAAAATAGTTTTTGGATAACTTAAAAAATATCTAAATAATTTAGTTAAATTTGTATTATCAATTTGGTAATTGTCGGATAGATACCGACCCACTAAAATTTATAAATGTCAAGATTAAAGAACGCTTACAAGGCTCTTACTGGTAATTATAGCTATAATGTAGATGGTGAAAAGCCATTTATGAGTATCTTATCTAATTATGGTTTTGGTGAAAAGTCACTAGATAAGTTGGTTAATGAGGGCTTTTTAGAAAACAATCATGTATTTTCAATAATTAATCGAATAGCTTCAAGTGCTGCAGATATACCAGTATTAATAGAAAATACTTTATCTGATGGTACTATTGAAGTTATTACTGAAGGTGATTTTTACAACTTTGTACACAATCCTAACTCAGAAAACAATTATAAATCATTTACTTATGCCTCTTTAGTCTATCAATTAGCTACTGGTAATGAGATTCAATACGCTGTTAAAGGTATTGGTTCTAGTCATTTTTCTGAGAGGTGGAACTTAGCACCTCAGTTTATTACTCCTAAAGTTCAAAACTTAATTACTGGACCTAAAGCTATTTCATATAGATATAATTACGCTGGTAAAGATTACCCTTTAGATATTGAAGAGGTTATGCATTTAAGGAAGTTTAACCCTGATCCATCTAGTAATGATTCTGTAATGGGACTTAGTCCTTTAAGTGCTGCTTACCGTACTTTATCTGCTTCTAATGAGATTCTGACAGCTGATGCTTCTTTAATAAAAAATAAAGGTGCTATTGGGTTATTAAGTTCTAAAGGTAATAGACCAGCAACTAAAGAACAAGGAGATCAAATTGACAAAGCATTGAAGACTAAAATAGGTGGTGGAGAAAACTATGGATCTATTAAAGTTACTTCAGGTGATTTTGATTTCATAAAATTTGCAATGAGTCCTTCAGATTTAAAGATACTAGAAAGTGGTATTGTGAAGTTGAGAGATTTATGTTCTATTTATGGTGTTAAGTCGAGAATGTTTAATGATCCACAAGGTGCTTCTTTTAATAATGCTAAACAAGATACTAAAGACTTCTATGTTAATGGTGTTATGCCTCCATTGAATAACGACTTGGACCACTTCAATAAGTTTTATGTTGGTGGTTGGAATGATAGAGATAATGCTAATTATAAAGTAAGTGCTGATGTATCTAGTATTGAAGCACTACAAGAAGATAAGAAATTAGAAGCCGAAAAGGATAAGATTGTAATGGATGGTGTTAATATAATACTAAATATGCCAATTGGCCCTGAAGGAAAACAAAGACTATTGATTGATAATTATGGTTTTGATGAAGAAACTGCTATAATTATTACTAATATACAAGCAAATGAAGAATAAAACATTACAACAAAAGTTGTCAACTCATTTTGGAGTTAAAACTATTGAGGGTTCAGCGTCTATTAAGAATGTTGATGCTGATAAAAGGACTGTAGAATTTATCGCAAATACATACTTCTTTATTGATTCTGATCAAGATATGCTAATTGCTGGATGTTCTTTAAAGTCAATTAATGATAGAGGTCCTAAATCAAATGCTACAGCAAAAATTAAGCATCAATCGGATCATGTTTTAAATACTAAGAATGTAGTAGGTAGATTTGATTTAATTGAAGAAAGAAATATTGATG